ATGATCAAGGAAAAGCAAGTACATATTCCATCAATACTGGAGTGTATACAGAAGGCACAACCATAAAATGGAGAGTTAGAACATCTGGTATTACTGAGGCGTATAGTGAATGGTCTGCAACTCGTGAGGTTAATATATATGCACATCCAACATTGTCTGTTTATGTACGTAAGATGGACGGCACAGCGCTATCAACTTTAACATCTTTCCCATTCTATATAAATGCGATTCCAGGTCCAAAAACACAAAGTCCAATAGGGTATTATGTTGATATTACAGCCAACGAAGGGTATGAAACAACTGATCAAGTTGGAAATGAATATATGGTGACTGCTGGAGAATCGGTATATTCAAAATATTTCAACGCTTCTGGAAATTTAGCAATTGGAATTTCAGCTAACGACTTAGATTTGGAAAATGGTATATCGTATACGGTTAAAGTAACTGTAACGATGAATATCGGTTTGAGTTGCGATGCGACAACCAAATTTACGGTGAGCTGGGATGAAACAGTTGACGAGCCGAATGCAGAGATTGCATACGATCCAGATACGTATTCCTGCATCATTCGACCGTATTGCGAAGACGAAAATGAGAAACTCGCAGCAAACGTGCGATTAGCTGTGTACAGAAAAGAATACACTGGCGAGTTCGTTGAAATTGCCAGCGGTATTGAAAACACACATGGCCATTACGTTACTGATCCGCATCCGGCATTAGATTACGCAAGGTACAGAATCGTGGCTACCGATATCAAGACCGGTGCTGTATCTTATTATGATCCTCCAGGTTATCCTATAGGAGAAGACGGCGTCATTATTCAATGGAGTGAAGCATGGAGTTCTTTTGACTCATCGTTGGCAAACGAAGCCGATGAAGTAGCAACTCCTCCGTGGACAGGATCATTAGTCAGACTTCCGTATAATGTGGATGTATCGGATAAGAATGACAAAGATGTAGCTCTTGTTAAATATGTTGGACGAAAGCGACCTGTAAGTTATTACGGGACACAACTTGGAGAAACCTCTTCATGGAAAATGGAAGTGCCATCTAATGACGAAGAAACTTTATATGCTCTCAGAAGACTTGCCGTTTGGATGGGGGATGTTTACGCAAGAGAACCATCTGGAACCGGATACTGGGCTCATATAAAAGTATCAATATCACAGACACATTGTGCATTAACGATACCAGTTTCGATAGAATTGACAAGAGTAGAAGGAGGTGCATAAATGCCAGATTGGAAAAAGTCTATGCAGCAAACCTTCGAATACTATATTGTCGATCCTGGAACTTGGAAAGATAAGAATCAGATTACTACTGTAAGATCAGCTACCATCGAGCGAGACGAGGACGCCGAGACAAAAGGATCTGCTTCTTTCAACATCAATGAGCGGTTAGGTGAGTGCTATATTCGAGCATATCTCGTAACAATTCAAAATGGAATTAAAGAAAGGCATCCATTAGGAACTTTTTTAGTACAAACACCATCCTCGGCGTTTGATGGTCGTGTAAGAACAATTAACATGGACTCGTACACGCCATTACTTGAGTTAAAAGAAAATCCGCCACCAATCGGATATTTTATCAAAAAAGACTCGAATGTAATGGATGAAGCTTATCGGATTGTAAGAAATCATGTTAGGGCTCCGGTCGTGAAGCCTAGTTGTGACGAGAAATTGTATTTCGATTTCGCAGCAAATACCGATGATAAATGGATTTCATTTATTGATGATCTTATAGCAAACGCAAAATACGAATTAGGGCTTGATGAATTAGGCCGTGTTCTGTTCTTACCAGTTCAGGATACGGCTACTTTACAGCCCGTAACTGAATTCAATGATGATGATAGTTCTATTTTGTATGCAGATGTAAGTGAAGAATACGATTTATACGGGATTCCAAATGTAGTTGAAGTTGTGTATTCCAAGAACAACTTGAATTATTATGCCCGAGTTGTAAACGAAGATTCCAACAGCCCCACATCTACGGTTAGCCGTGGGAGAGAAATAATCCATAGGGACACTGATCCAGATTTTTCTGGAGAACCGACAGAATATCAAGTTAAAGAATATGCTGAAAAATTACTTCAGAAGCTATCGACAGTGGAATATAAAGTGACATTTTCACATGGGTATTACCCTGTTAGACTGGGGGATTGTGTTCTCTTGAACTATAAGGCAGCTGGTATTAACAATGTAAAAGCAAAAATCGTGAAACAGGCAATTACTTGCGATACTGGATGCAAAGTTACAGAAACAGCGATATATACATCAAAATTATGGAGGTGATTGACTTTGGCATTATCTAACGAGATTGCATCTCAGTTTGCAAAAACTGTTGCAAACAAAGATAAAAGCAGAAGCGAAAACGCTGTTTATGGAACAGTAGTTGTTCGAAATGGGGAAAAGTATGTGCGAATGGATGGTTCAGATTTACTCACCCCTTGCGGTGCCACGGTCAATGCGATAAATGGTGAGCGAGTTCTTATATTGGTTAAGAATCATTCAGTCATTATCAATGGAAATTTATCATCTCCAGCAGCAAGACTTGGCGATCTGGACGACGTTAGTAAAGTTGCTGATGAAAGTTGGAAAAAACTTGTAGCGTGGGCAAAAGACAAAGATTTAATCTACATTGATGGTGCAAATTTGTATTCTGGCTCGGTAAATGCAGATAAGATCAACGTAAACGATTTGTTTGCCATGAATATAGAAGCAAGCGGATCGATTATTGGTGTGAAAATCGAAGCCCGTGAAATGAGTGCCAAAGAATCATATTCGATATTCAATGGAAAAAATATTCAGAAGATCCTATATTTCGATGGAACATCCATAAAACTCGGAAAAATGGGCACTGGAACTGAAATCGCCAATGGTGCTGGATTTGAGTTTTTTGATAAATCTATAAATGTTTACGGAAATCTCACTTTCATGAGTGGCGACATTTCAACTCCAGGAGCAATATCATCTGGAAAAGAAATATCAGCAGTTAGTAATGTGAAAACAGGAGATAATTTTCTTGCTAATAACGGCCATGGGCTGTGGGTGGCAGATACTTCTGGTAATTATCGATCTGTTGTTGACGTGAATTCTAGCGATCAAGTGGTTGTTGGATATGGACATGCGGCTGCAAAAAGAGGTCAATTATGTTTAATGGGAAGGGATATAGTATTATATTCCGGATTATATGACACCTGGATAAGACCATATTATGTCCCAGGAGACGCTTGCGTTAATATGCGTTATAAAGGCGGAGGATTTATTACAGGCAGTAAAGCAAATCTACATTTTTGCATTCCTTTATCGAGACCATGTGTTGGAGTAACATCCGTAAGCGTAGTTTCTAATCTGGGTTTGATAATTCGACAAGGTGGGAATTATTTGTATGGCTCTGGAGCAGATACGAACGTTCAACCGGAATATTACGAAGCAACCTTAGCTGATAACTGTATCAGTGTTATGGCACACTTTGCGAATACTACAAATGTAGTTACCAATAATGATGCTTGTGGCGTTTCTGGTCAGTTTACAGTGTATTTCAATTAAGAAGGAAAATTCAAAATGGCTTTAAGCAAATCTATAAAACAGGATAATGGTATTCCTCTGAGTTATCATCGAATCCTGTTTGTTCATTCAGCAATCAACACGCACATTTCGATTGCTGTTATTTCCTATGTGGACGAAGAAAGTAGAGAGAATGAAAACGCTGGGAAACCAGCATATACTGCTACAGTTACATATGAGTTGCCGTACAAAGAAAATATGACAATCGAAGAGGCTTATGATTATTTGAAGACTCTTCCTGCGTTTGCGGACGCAATAAATTGCTAAAAGGAGGAACAAGAAATGAGTAAACTTATTGATTATCCTGCTGCGACAAGATTCGACAGTGGGGATATTCTTATCAAGGATGGTACGAATGGTACTAAGAAAATCACAGCAAAAAACGCAGCTATTGACTTGACTGGTATGGTGTCAGCAGAGCAGCACAGAATGATCTGGGGCGGAAGAAATCTTGGAACATCCGTATCGGCTGAGCAGAAAGCTGCAATTAGAAATAGAACATTTGATAATCTATATATCGGCGATTACTGGGTGATTAACGGTATTACCTGGAGAATTTGGGATATTTGCTATTTTACCAATAGCGGTGATAATGAATTCACAAAACCACATTTGGTAATCGTCCCGGATTCCGCATTATACAGTCATGTTATGAATGATACAAACACAACCGAGGGCGGTTATGTTGGATCTAAGATGTACAAAGAAGGTCTGGAGCAGGCAAAGACCACAATCAAGGCTGCATTCGGAGACATGCTTCTCACTCATAGAGATTATCTGACAAATGCTGTTACTGATGGAAAGCCTTCCGCGGGTGGCTGGTTCGATTCTCAGGTTGAACTAATGAATGAAATCATGGTTTATGGATGCCATGTACACACCCCAGGAGGCGATGGTGCGACAGTTCCATATAATTACACAACTGGTCGTCAGCAGTTCGCAGCAGCTATGCTCAATCCGTCAATCGTTAATTTACGATATTGGTATTGGCTGAGAGATGGAGTGTCTTCGGCTGACTTTGCCAGTGTGGGCAGCGGCGGCAATGCGATTTGCGACGGCGCTTCGAACTCTCATGGGGTTCGTCCGTATTTCCTTATTGATTAGTACCCGAGGGGCCTTGTGCCCCGAAGAATAAATATCTGCATAAAAGAATAGGAGAAAATTCAAAATGGAAGATAAAACTTATTCAATTACACTTGCCGATGGTACGGTTATCGACGATTTGAAACTTAACGGCAACAATTTTATATCAAAATCTCCGATTACAAAAGAGATATTTGAAGATTGTTGTAGTCCGGTTGTCATCAGCGATGGTGAAACAGAAGTAGTTCACGATAACATGGAGCTTGTTCAGATTACTCCGATGGGAAAAGAGTATTGGTTTGTTCTTCGAGACATTTCAAAAGCTGAAATGGAAAAAATCAAGATGCAGTCAGACATTGAGTATATTGCAATGATGGCTGGCGTTGAACTTTAAAGAAAAGGAGGAACATCGTGATGCATAGTGAAAATTTCGAGAAAGTAAAACGTTTTTATATTCTGAAAGTATGGAACGAAACACGTGTCCGCAACGCCGTAAAAATGGGCTGGATTACAGAGGAAGAATTCACTGAAATTACCGGAAATGATTATTAATGAGCGTATTAGCATCTAAGCGAAAAGAGTCGAGAGAAGAAGCGATTGCTTATTCGCTGGAGTTATACGACATGCTGATCGAATTTATGCAGAGAAGCTTTGCAGTAAAAATCAAGAACAGTTTGTTCGGGAACAATATGCAACCGGAAAAGGATTGGAAGTTGATTATCAAACATATGCTTATATTATGCTCAGCACAAAAGAACAGATTGAAAAATCTGCCTCTTTACTGACTGCAAACTTACGAGCTGCAAGATCTTTATTTCCAACTTCTATGCATGAATATGAAATTCGGCGGGATTATCTAAACGCCGGTATTGTGAATTGCAATCAGATAATCAATTCATTACAGCGTGTTGTAGGCAGATTCAATGTTGATTTGAATGCCTATGGCAGATATAGTAAAGCTATTGACCGAGAAATCGAGTTGATAAAGAGATGGCGTCAAAGAGACAATAAAATGAAATCGTATCTTCCAGGGTAACATCTGTATTTATGCGTGTCTTCGGCTAACTTTGCCAATGTGAACAACAACGGCAATGCGAATTACAACAACGCTTCGAACTCTAATGGGGTTCGTCCGGATTCTTTGATCTAACCAATCAGGGAAGGAGATGTTATCCGTTCCACCAAAGGGATAAATGATAAAGCCGGACGCAATTTACTACGGTAACTATTGCTATCACGGTGAATAATTATGACATACGAGGAAATTCTCTGCGACGCCAACACTCTCTATGCGGGTTACAAAGCCTCTATAAAAGGCAGTAAGTGGAAAGAATCTACTCAAAGATTTATTCTTAATTTTCTGCGATATATTTTTGAAGTGCAAGATGATCTTATTAATAGGACTCTTACAAATGGTCCTGTTGATGAATTCGAACTGCATGAACGAGGCAAAATAAGACCAATCACAAGTATTCCAGTAAAAGACCGTATTGTCAGGCATGTTCTATGCGACGAATTATTAATCCCCAAAATAAGAAGAAAAATCATATATGATAATTGTGCGTCCTTGAAAGGGCGTGGCATATCTATGCAAAGAAAACGTTTCGAGGTACATTTACGGAAATATTACAAACTGTACGGAAACGAGGGTTATATTCTCTTTGGCGATTTTTCAAAGTTTTACGATAATATTATCCATGAAATAGCAAAGAAAGAGTTGCTTGAATTATTTGAGGATGACGAATTTATAGACTGGCTGCTCAACGTTATATTTGATGGGTTTAAAGTTGATGTGTCGTATATGAGCGATGACGAATATGCGTCATGTCTGGACGAGGTATTCAACAAATTAGAGTACCGAAAGATTCCAAAGAATAAATTGACTGGTGAAAAATTCATGGAAAAGTCCGTGAATATGGGTGATCAGTTATCGCAAGCGATTGGTATTTATTATCCGCATCGGATTGACAATTATGTAAAGTATGTCAGAGGAATAAAATTTTATGGAAGATACTCAGACGATTGGTATATCATGAGTCCATCCAAAGAGGAATTATTGGATTTGCTTGAAAACATCAAGAGAATAGCTCATGAATACGGAATTCATATTAATATGAAGAAAACACGAATCGTCAAAATAAGTGGTACTTATAAGTTTCTTCAGATAAAATACACACTAACCGAATCTGGGAAAATTATGAAACGAATTAATCCGGATCGGGTTTATACAATGCGTAGAAAATTAAAGAAATTAGCCGTTAAGGTGGAAAATGGCGAAATACCATATGAAAATGTTGAAGGAATGTTCAAGGGCTGGATGGGAGACTTTTATAAGCTTATGCCCAGAACTCAGAGAAAAGATTTATTAGAATTATACGAAGGCCTATTCAATAAGACCATAACCATCGTGAAAAAGAAGATGATTATAAAAGATAGGTCACAACAAGAATCAACACAGGAGGTAGCTTGAAGGAATCATGGTTTCAGATGGTACTTACGATTATTAGCTCAGTTTTAGCTTCTTCTGGGCTGTGGGCCTATTTAACAAAAAGAAGCGAAAGAAAAGATGTAAAAACAGAGATGCTAGTTGGTTTGGCTCATGATCGAATCATGTATCTTGGTATGCAGTACGTAGATCGAGGTTATGTGACACAGGACGAGTATGAAAACCTACGAACATATCTTTATGATCCTTATAAAAAATTGGGAGGAAATGGTTCCGCCGAAAGAGTTATGAAAGAAGTGGATAAACTCCCGATTCACAAATTTGCCATAGGCAAGGAGGAAAAGAATAATGAACATGAGTAACAAAACTTATGACACTCTTAAATGGATCGCAATGTATTTGCTTCCAGCTCTTGGAACTTTATACTTTGCGCTTGCTGGTATTTGGAATTTTCCATGTGGAGAGCAGGTTGTCGGAACTATCACAGCAGTTGATACATTCCTTGGAGTGATTCTCGGAATTAGTACATCCCAGTATAATAAAACTTCTGAAGATGCGACGAAATAGTTAAAGATGAGCGGGAGAGATGGGATGTCTTTCTCGCTCTAAATACATTTCCTCTTATTTTTTTCAGTACGCAGGTGACCGTCTCCGTTGGTACTATCAAGACGGGAATGGAGGTGGTCAAAATGGAAAATAAAAAAGAAAAGAAACTGC